GGCCGCGGCGCCGGCGACGACGCCCTGCCAGACGTGCGGCCGCACCTCGAATTGCGGCGTCACGCCCGAACCATTCGCAGTCGCGGCCTCGACGACCTGGTGCAGGTCCGTCCCGATCGCGAGATAGTCGCCGATCACAAATTTGAAACCGGCCGGTAGATCCTCTATCGCAACAGCCTTGCGGTTGGCGTTGATTGACGCGAGCGCGGCCGAGACGCCATCGAAGGCGCCGCCGGTCGGCCATGACCCGCGCGGATAGGAGATCGGATAGACCCGCGACAACGAATAAGCCTTGAACGTGAAGAGGCCACCCTCGAGCACCTTGAGCCGCGCGCGCCAGTGGTCGAGCGCGTTCGGGCCCAAGACCTTGGATTGCGCCTTGAGCGTCCAGAGCGGTGGCCCGAGATCCTTGACGTAAGTGACGCCGCCGGCCGTGCGCGACTGCTCTTTGCGATCAAGCGTGTCAAAATCCGTTACCCACCCCGGAAAGTCCGAGAGGATCTCGAAAGGCTCAGATCCGACTGACATCAGAGTTTGCGCCCCGTTTGCGCCCGCCTGACCGTATCGACAATTCTATGCGGCAACTCCGCATCGCGCTGCGCGAGCATCTGCTTCATCGCGTCCAGTGTGCGCTGATCCGCGTTGCCCTGCACGACGATCGAGGTACCACCAACCACGATGCCGGGGCCGGCGGCCTGGCGCGCGATATCGTTCGGGATGACCTGCGCGCCCTTCGGCAGGTTGACGATCTCCGGCCCGTTCTCGCCGACCCAGGTCGGCCCGCCGCGCCAGTTGTCCGTTCCGGCCGCGTTGGTGCCGATCGGCGCGGTCGGCCCAAAGCCGCCGATGCCGTCCGTTGCGTTGCCGGCGCCGCCAAACAGGCCGCCGAGGCCGCCCTGCAGCGACCGCATCAGCGGCCCGACGATCATCATTTTGATGATCACTTCCTCGATCGCCCGCAGCGCCGTCTTGGCGAAATCGCCGAACGCCTGGCCGGCCGTCTTGGTGCCATCGATCGTATCGGCGATCGAGCGCGTCAGGCCGCCCGACACGGTCGACGCAATTTCCCGGTTGGCGTCGATCAGGCGCAGCGCCGCGGCCTGGCTCGAGGCCATCGCGGCCGGGATGTCGTCCCCGTAGATGCCGCGCAGCTGCTGCGCGATCGCGACATCCTCTTGCGTCAGGAATGCCGTTCCGGCGCCGAATTTGATTTCGCTTCCAACCCGCGCTTTCGCGAGCGCCTCACCGGCGGCGCCGGCGGCGCGCGCGATTTCATCGATCTTTTTCGCGGTCTCGCCCTGCACGGGAATGCCGGCTTGCTGCGCCGCCGTCAGCAAAGCAGACTTCGCGCGAAATTCCTCGAGTGCGCCGACGCCGAGGCCGACCGCCTGCGTGTCCGCCTGCAACCGCGCCGTATGTTTTTGCAGCGACTCGACCTGGCGATCATAGGCGTCCGCGACGTCATTCTGTGCCTTGGCTGGCGCTTTCGAGCTGTCGCCGCGGATCCTACTTTGAATGTCGATCGCCTGCTGCATGGCGCGACGCTGCGCCTCCGGATTGTTGAGGCCTGCAGCAAGCTTGGTCCGCGCCGGATCGTCGGCGAAACCAGCCTCGCCGGGAAACACGATGCCGAGGCTTTTCGGATCCGAGTTGAGGCCGAGCTTGCCCGTCATTTCGGTCAGCTTGGTCCAGAACGAGGCGGATCCAGCCTCAGCGAGAACGCCGGGAATGCCCTTGATCGCCCCATAGAGCGCGTTTGCATTCTCGACCGCGTGCGACATGGTCTCGACGACGCCGATCCAGCTTTCGTGATAATTGGTGCCGAGCTTCGCCAGATCGTCCTGGATCGGCTTGAACTTGTCGGCGAGCACCTTCTGTGCCTCCTCGAGGCGCGTCTTGAGCTGGATCGCCTGGCCGACCTGCTCGTCGCTGACGATCTTGTCGGCCGACAGGTTTTGCGCGGTCGCGAGCATCTGGTCGAGATAGGTCGCATCCTGGCGCAGCCGATCGGTAATCTCCGGTCCGAATGCATTCTTGGCGATATCGAGACCGGCCAGGCGCTGCCCGGCTTCGAACGCCTCGCGGATCAGTTGCACCGTCGCGCGCAGTTTCGCCTCGGTCTCGGTCGCGTTGCCGAGCGCGCCGACGCCTCCATTACCCTCGAAATTGCCGGCCTTCTTGAGCTCGTCGACGCGCTGGCTCAACCCGCTGCCGCCGAGCTGGTCGCGCGATGCATTGTTGAATCGCTCGAGCGCCGCATTGACCTGGTCGACCGTAAGACGGAGCTCCTCGCCCGACTTGGTGAAGCGCTGGAAAAAATCGGTCGATACGTTCGCCTTGGCCGCTTTCTCCGCAATCGCGTTGAACTCCTCGATCTTGTCCTTGGCGAGCTCGGTCGCGTAGCCCATCAGCTTGAAGACGCCGACGATGCCGCCGATCGCAAGCGACAGCGGACCGAGCACACCGAGCAGCGAGCGAAAGCCGAGCACGGCGCCGCCGGCGGTGCCCTGCGTCGCCAGAACCTGCGCATTCATGTCGATAAACTGCTTGGTGATGAACTTGGTCGCGGTCGACGTCAGGCCCTTGGCGCTTTCGATGTTCTTCTGAAAGTCGTCCATATTGAGCAGCATCGGGATCCGCAGTGCGGGAGGCGGCATGGCTATGCAAAACCCTTCTTTGCGAGCAGCGCGTCGAATTCGTCGTTGGTCATCGCCTCCGGCTTGTCCGGATCGGCGTTGGCGCGGTTGTACCCGTCGATAAAGGCGACGATCTCCCAGAGCGTGAGATCCTCGACCTGACGCGGCGACCAGGAGAACCTGGCGCCTATTGCGATGATTTCGGAGCGTCGGAGGCGTCCGTCTGCATGGTGGAGCCGGTTTGCGCTGCCTCCGCCGGCCCGGCTTTTCCCAATTCGTCCTTGCCAGTGTCGGCGCCCTCGCCCGCCTCGTCGTCGGGCTTCTTGCCGACCGGATCGTCAGGCACGCCGACCATAACGGCCTCGAGGATCGCGTAAGCGATCAGGACGCTCGGCGCCAAGGCGTTGTCCGGCGGATCGACATGGTTGCGGACAAGCTGCATGGCAGCATCCGGCGCCAGGCCGCCGCCGATCAGGCCGAGCCGGATCGTTTCGCGAACGTCGTTCAAGCCCCAGGCGCCGGATCCGAGCCGCGTCATCACCACGGCAATTCCGGCGCCGCATTTCGCCTCGAGATCGAGGATCGATCCGACCTTTGACAGGCAGAATTGATGCTCGCCGCCGGCCCAGATGATCGTTCGCATTCCGTTTGCGCTCATTTGCCCTCACGCCTTGTCAAGGACGTCAGCGACGGCCTGCTCGATGTTCTCGCGGATCTCCGGCATCCGCTCGCGCGCCGTGTTGTAAAAGAACGGCTCGGCCGGCCGCTCGGCCGTGCCGTACTCGATCGCGAGCGCATAGTCGTAATCGACGCCTGCGCCCTTGCGGATTTCCTTGGACGTCGACGGTCCGCCGGCGATGACCTCGAGCTCGAGCTCATTGCGCCGGCGCCGGACCTTGACGCTGTCGCGCAAGCGCCCGGACACGACCGGCGCCTCGGCCCTGATTGCGTCGGCGAGCTCGTCGGCCTGCTCCTTCAGCTTGCCGGCGAGCTCGCGCTTCAGTTTGAACGGCAGGCCGGAAAACCAGCTCTGCAGCTCGTCGTCAGGCGACGCCATTAGGGATTAGAAACCCAGGCGACCGGACCATCGGCCTTGATGGTGACGTCGACCGTCACCTTGTTGCCGCGCTGGCCGGCCAGCTTGAAACTGGTGATCTTGAACGACCCGGCGTAGTGGCCGAGATCGACGTGATCGAGCTTGATCTGCATGTTGCGCGCCTCGATCGACGTAAACCAATCGTTCCAGACCGCGAAGGATTCCACGGCCATCACGCCCTGGCCTGAGGCGCTCGCCGACAACGCGTTGATGTCGGTCGACTCCCAGGCCGCGGCTTCCGGATCGTCGCAGTCCGGAATGAGGTTGGTGTTGGTTGACGCCGACATATCGAACGATTTCGTCGTCAGCCCGCACGGCTCGGCGAACACTTCCGGAGTCGCGCCATCGCCGACCAGCAGCAACAACTTGGTGCCGGAGATAACTTGAGGTGCAGCCATTTGATCGGTCCCTTTCTTCGGAAAATGACGGGCGAGGATCCGCCGGCCTGAACGGCGCGCTCTTGGCGCAATGGTCAAACAGGATTCAGCAGCGTCCTGAAGGTCAGAGCGGCGTGACGTGTCTGGCCGTCGGGATCCCGGAGGTAATTGACACTCTGGATCTCGAAGAGGACGACATCGAAGCCCGTGACCACGATGGGCTGATCATCGAGGCGATCGACGATCGCCCTGGAAATCTTCTTTGCCTCGACATAACCGACCGCACGTGACCACACGTCGATCTGCAGGAAGACTTCCGATCCATCGATGCAGGCGGCCTTGTCGGGAAGCACCTGGCAGTCGCCCAAAGTCACATAAGGGTATGGAGCTGCCGCTGGCGCCTCGTCATAAACCCCGACGTCGACCGGCAGGACGCCGGGAGCGCGCAGAGCGGACACAAGTGCGGCCTGGAGCGGAAGGCTCGGTTCGCTCATTTCGCCGAGCGCCGATCGACGATCTCACCGGCGTCGGCGGCAAGAATGGCCCGCACCTGCACCTCCGGCACGCGTTGATATTCGACACCGGCGCGGTACTGGACGAAAACGCGCCGGGAAACCCGATAAGCATAGTCTTTAGTCATCATCACCGTCTTCACGCCGCAGCTCCGGTCTGGCAGAGCAGATCGAGGAAGGCGCCGCTGTCGTCGGGATCGGCGATCGAGCGGATGTTGTAGATCTCGCCGCTCCGGACATCGCGGGCGCGCCAGTCGGGGTTAATCTGCGCCGTCTGCTCGCTTTTGCGCACCGTCACCGTGACCGGCTGTTGGCCCGCCAGGCGCGCTGCCGTCACGGTCTCGCCGCCGAAACGGGCCTGGACGCCGGCCCAGACCACGAACTGCTCGACGAACTCGGCTTGGGTGTTGCCATAGCCGTCATCGACCGTCTCGCGGCGGTCGAAGGCGAAGCGATGGCGCAGCGCGCCGGCGGTGGTCATGGAACGCCCGCGACTTACAGCGTGACCCCGGGCGCCTGGATGTCGATTGTGAGCGTGCTGGCGTCCTTGGCCAAGCCGATCTGGCAGACGTTCTCGCCGGAACCGAGATCAGTGGCTGGCTGAATACCCCCGGGCGTTTCGCTAAGGTAATAGGGAGCGCCGGGGGTGAGCGTCGCCCCCATAACCACGTCGCCACCGGTCGCGACCGCGAGCGGCTGGTTAAGCGCGGCGCCATTGAGCGCCACGCCGTCGGCCGTCCTCGCTTCCAACGTCGCCGAGTTGCTGTCGGCCAGCATCCACTTCTTTGTCGTCAACGAAAGATGGACGGTCTTGCCTGCGGCCACCACCTCTCCCGCGTTGCGGCTACGATTCACGATGGCGTTCGCGGCCGCCACGACGTTTGCTGCAGTCACAACGAGATCAGCCATAAGCTATATCCTTTCAGATGAACACACGATAGGGAGCAATCAAAGCCTCCACGCCTTGGGGCAACTCGACTGCCTGGACGCGGGAGGGATCGACGTAGACGGACTGGCGATTTTCGTAGAAATGGCCGATCATGAGCAGGATGGCGTGACGAAGCGGAGCAGGCACGTTCTCGGCCGCAGCCCCATACCCCGCATCCCATTGGATCGTTACCGACTCCTCAATGAACTCAGTCGCCGGCCAGCTTTGGCCCGATGCCAGCGCGAGGCGTGAGCACGTCGAGCCCACACCCAACGTCCGGTAAGATACCGGGTTGAGCGTTTGCTCGACACCTGAACCGTCCAGGTATTTGACGGTCACGTTCCCAATGACCGGAGGAAGTGGAAGGGGGATTTGCTGTAGACGAAGATAGCTGCGCCACCCTTCGAAATAGACTGGCAATCGGCTTGCCTGAAGTCTTTGACGGTCCCAGACGTCGAAATTGCTGATGGCGCATGGAAACGCGTCCAGTTTCATCGCGAGCGTCTGCTTCATCAAAGAACGCCCAAGCGTGGCGGCCGGCCCGTCAAAAGTCGCGGTAGCCGCCGCGATGATCATCGTGATCTGTTCATTGTCGTCATCATGGTCAACACGGAGATGGTGCTTGGCTTGATCAAGCGAGATCGGCGTGGCGGCCGGAGGCGTAACGACGACGACCGACATCGATCAGTTCTTCAGGACCGCGTAGGAAACGACCAGCGTACCGTTGAAGGCGGCGCTGGCATCGATGTTTCGAACCACGATCGTGACGGAGCCTGCCCCCGGGGTGACCCTCGTGATCGCGGGCGTGCCCGCTGATGCCGTCCCGTAGGCTACGCTGGCGTAGACCTGATCGACGGCTGCAACAGTCGAATTTGTCAGGGTGAGCGTATAGCTGGCTGCAGCAGCGGTGGAAAGCGCCTCTGTAGTGATCTTGCCACTGCTCTTGTTCAGCGTAGCGGCGCCCGCCGTGGCAGCGACCGTCTTGGTGCCGTTGTCGAGCCGCAGCGAGTAAACCCGAGTGGTATCCGGCACAAGCGGCGACGTCTGGGCATGGACGCCGACCATCAGTAGCGCCACGGCCATCATAGCGGCGGCCGAAGCCGCCAAGCGCGAAACGAACTTCATGTTGATCTCCGAGAATCGAGAAAGGATCGATTGCTGGCCGCGTCAGGCCTGCTTGGTATCGGCCGGCAGCTCCGCCAGCTTCACTTCGGGATTACGCAGCGGCCCGCCTTTGCTATTCGCGGGGATCTTGCAGGCCGCCGCCTGCTGCGCTACCCGTTCCCCAATCCGGCCGGCATCGACCTGACCATGGATGGCATGATCATCGTCCGTATTGACGTATTCGATCAGCCCATTCGCCCGCAGTTGCGCAGCGCGGGCGCGGTCGACTTCGAATTCATCTCCAGGCGAGCTCATTTCGCCCTTCATGTCGCCGTCCTTGTGAAAGACGCGAAGAGCCCGGACGATGACCGTCTGGTCGCCGGAGGTATCTCGCTTGTTCTCAGCGCTAGATGGCAATTCGTTCGCCGGCAACTTGCCGACTTCGATCTGGCGATCAAGCTTGTTCTGCTGTGTGGTGGTGATCGGCTTGGTGTCATCGGCCATGGGAGCACTCCAGATAAGGGGCAAAGTGGAGGGCGGCGCTCCAAGCGCCGCCCCGGGTCGTCGCTTACGGCAGATTGCCGGTGATGAAGGCGGCCGGGCGCTTCACCACCAGGGCGAGACGCTCCTCCGCGCGGATCGAGATCATGTTCTTCTCGAAGTCGTCAGCATTCTCAGTTGAGATCAGGACCTCGATCGCCATACGGTCGAAAATCTGCGCGCCGTACTTGAAGGCACCGGTGAGGAAGGTGCCGGCGTTCATGGCGATGCTGGCGACGACCGGAAGGCCCCAGAGGCGCGGCGCGACCGTGCCTTGCGGGTCGCCGATCAGGTACCGCCCCATGCCGTCCTTCAGCATCTCGATCTTCGTCCAGTCGGTCGGATTGAGGACCGTGCCCGTCATAGGATAGAGCGCGAGGACGCCCTGCAGCATAGCGAGGCGGATACGATCGATTGCCGTCTCGCCGGTTACGGCGAATGCAGCGGAGTAGGCGGTCGCCTGCGGCACGATGCCGAGCACGTGGGCGCCGGTGCCGTCGCCATAGAGCAGTTCGGCTTCCTCGGCCAAGCTGAGGCCGTAACGCATCTCAGCGTCGATGATGCTACGCAGGGCCGGAGCGTCGTCCAGGATCTGGCGAGACGCCTTCACCAAGTGCGCGATGGTGCGGACGGGGAAGTTCACCAAATTCCAGGTGTAGTTCGAATACGGCTTTGTGGTGTTTTCCGCGACGACTGCCGCATTGTTGGTGCGTGCGGTCTGAACAGCATACTCGATGGCGTTAGAGCTGGTTTCACCCGGCGCGACGAGATCTCGGACGGTCATCTGCCGCATCGGCATAGCGACCGGTGCCTGCCGATCAGCCACGACCAACGAGTTAGAGATTGATGCTGTGGCACCCCACGTGCCGGTGGCGCTGAGGATCGCCTTGGTGTCGACGGTGACTTGCACCTGACCGCGCTTCGAGGCCCCGTCTCCAAGCAGGCGGCTCTTTACGTTTTCGTTCTCGACGACGACCTCGCCGAGCGTCTTGAGCTCGTCCTTCGTGTCGGGGCCGGGCTTCCGGGCAATCTTCTGCTCGAGCTCGGTTAACTGGGACTTCAGTTCGTGCATGGTGGACAGAGCTTCGTCGGCCTTCACCTTGATCGACTCGCTGAGATCAAGTCCCTTCTTGGCATCGGCGACAGCGCCTTCGGCGATGCCCTTGACCTCGTTCAAGGCTTTCTCGTGGGCAGCCTTCACCTCGGCGGCAAGCTCTGCCACCGTCTTCGTCTCGGTGCTCATTGGATGTCTCTCTATGGAAAGGGTTTAAAGCAGCGCCTGCATGAACGCTGCGGCTTGGTTCGCCTGGTCGCTACCCTCTCCCGAGGTTTGCAAGGAAAACCGACGAGCGGCGATCTCGGCGGCCTGCGAGCGCGAGAGTTTGAACTCCTCCCGGAGCATCCTCTCTATCTCGCGAAGTGTTGCGGCTGTCTTGGTCCAACCCTCGATTCCGTCGGGCGCACGGGCGCCGGTCAGCGCCTCATAGGCGTCGCGGAGGCGGTCCATCAACAATGCCGCGTCTTTGGCCGAGCCGGAGCCGTAGTAGCTCTGCATGACCTTGTCCTGCATCGAGATCGCAGCGGCGACGCCGTCGATCGCCGCCTCGAGGTCGACGGCGAAGTCCGTGCCATCGGCCTTGAAGCTTAGGCGCTTCATTTCGTTCACCCGCGACAGCGCATTCGACGGATCGTCAACTAGGCTTATTTCTTTCAGGTCGAGCGACTTCAGCGTGCGCTTTGCGTCGCCCGGCTTCTTGCCGTAGGTCGCCCCGTTCGGCCGGACCTTGTACCCAATCGAAAGGCCGCCCAGCGCACCATCCTTGACTCGTTCGAAGAGCAGCCGCCCGGCGTCGGTGTTCATCCCACTGATCTTGCCGGTGACCTTGAGCCCTTTGTCGTCCTCGCTCAGGTCGGTCCAGACGCCCACCGGCAGACCATCGCCTCCATAGACTCGGTGCATTAGATGCATCGGCACTGGTCGGCCCTGGGCCTTTCGCTCGGCGATGCTGTCGGCAAAAGCGCCGGGCAAAATGATGTCGCCGTGGGCATCGACGTTGCCGAAAACAGCTCCGTATCCGGAGAATTCACCGGCGGGCTGACCGTCGGTGAACTTCACTTCAAGCGGCGTGAGATATAGATCGTTCATGGCGTCTTTCCTGGAATGTTGGATCCAGTCGTTGAAGGACGGTCGGCGGGCGCATCCGGCGATTGCGTTGACCGTGGCGACGTCAGGTGTTCCGCCGTCCCGAGCAGGCGAAGCGGGATCAGATTAGACTGCACGGTCAGTTCGTCACCGCCGTCCATCGGTGGCTCATTGTCCAGCGCGCGCAGCTGATTGCGGGTGCGCAAGCCGTTCTGAGCTAGTGCCGCCATCTGCTGCGCGCGGGCCACGCTATCCGCCCGAAGCAATGCGTCGACATTGAACTCGGCGTAGTAGGTGCTTTGCTCCGCCCCCGTCAGAAGGCGCCGCCAAATTGCTTGCTCGATCCGCTTCAAATGCGAGCGCAGCCCCAGCGTGAGCCAACCGAGCATGATCTGCTCAATGCCGGAGCCCCACGTTGTCTGACCTGAATGGCCGACCAAGACGGGCGGCACATCAAACCACCGGCAGATCTGCTCGACGTGGAAGGTGCGGGTCTGCAGAAGCTGCGCCTCTTCGGGCGGAATGGTCAGTGCATTCCATGTCCAACCACCCTCGAGCAGAGGCGTACCACCGGTAGCGGCCGCGCCCTTGAACTTCTCAAGGATTTCCTTGGCCTGCAGTCGTTGATCCGCCGTCAGATAGGTCGGCGAGGTGAGCGTGCCTGAAGGCCGCATCCCGTTACGCAGGAACGAGCCGGAGGCACGCTCCGCGGCTCTTGCACTGCCGAGGACCTGTCGGGCCTGCCCAACTGGAGACAATCCCATCATCCCGTCGAGCGAGAAGCCCTTGATGTGCAGGACGTCGTCTTCAGCAAACTTCTGCGTCTGACCGTTGATTGTGTAGGTGTAGAGCAGCGATCCATCGGCCTGGCGCGTCACCTGCACGCGGTCCGGACGCATCGGATTGAGAGCAACGATCCGACGTCCTGTCCGGTCTACCGATGCGTAGCCGTTGCCCCAGAGCAAATAGGAGCCGACCATCGCTTCCCAGAACTCGACGGCCGTCATCTCGATGTTCGGCCGGTCGTGAAGGATCGAATACAGCGGATGCTGCCGATCCTTCGACGCCTTGCCCTCCGCGTCGGTCGCATAGAGATGCAGCGGAAGGGTGGCGATGGTCTCGGCGATGCGACGCACGCAAGCCCAGACGACGTCCTGCTGCAGAGCGCCGTCGACGGTGACTTTCTCGCCGGAGTCGGTCTCTCCACCTCCCACGAACGCGTAAAGCCGCGGATCCGTCAGCCCCACATTGCGCGCGAGGTACGAGACCGCCTTCGTCAGCCAGCTCATTCGAAAGGCCGGTCGCTCAGGCGATCAGCGGCGACGACAGGAAGCCACCCATATCTGGCGCGCCTTTCAATTCGTTGGTTGCGGCCCCGACGGCCATTGCAATGGTGACGAGACCGTCGATACGGCCGCGCGAGCGCTTCTTGTCGAATGCCCTGTTCTTCTGGCCGTCCGAGATCAGTAACGCGTTGCCGGCGCACCAATAGGTTACCGGTGAAGCGTCGATAGTGATCCGCTCGGTCAAAATTCGATCCTCGAGCCGTTCCACCGAGCGCGGCATGCAAAGCTGTTTGTCCTCGAACAGAACGCGGGTGCCCTGGGCATGGCTAACGAGCTTAAGCCCCTGCCCTTCTGGCTTGTCGGGCCCTTCCCACTTCCAAACAGGGAAACCAATCTGCTCACATGCTGCGATGAAATCACCGATGCCGGCGGGATCGAAGGCGAGAAACTCCACCGCGTCGTTTTCCGCCAAGAGCTCTTTTACCTTGGCCGCGACAAACGTTTTGTCGATCACCGCGCCCGGCACCGCTTCAAGACCGACCACAGGATCTGCTGACCACTCTTCATACGGCGCGTTATCGGCGCGTGCGCGGTCGGCAAGCTTATCCTTAGTGGTCCAATACCAAGTCTTTGCCCAAAGATGCCCGTTCTCATCGATCCAAACGGCTGTCAGTGCGGTTAGATCGTTTTTCTGAGAAAGGTCGAGCGACAGCCAACACTTGCAATTGCGCAGCGATGGCACATCGACGCGACCTTGGACAGCGGCCCAGGCTTCCTCAGCAATCCAGAAGTCGACGGATCCTGTCGGGATGCCGAAGTAAAGACGCTTGACCGACATTGCAGTCGAAAGCAGCTCGCGCGCGGTGTTCACTTCGCCGCGAATATTCTCCACCGGAAAGGTGATGCCGAGGGCTGGCAACGCCTTGGGCCAGCATGCCTCGTTCTCGAAAACAGTCTCGCGATCCGCTTTGTCGACCCGAGCGATGAATGCGAACGCCTCATCGTCTCGAATCTCGCCCTTGGCGACCTTCTGGTAGTATTCCGAGTACTGTGTTCCGACCAGCTGCGTGGACGCCGGAGTGTTGGTGCCGAGAAGCATCAGCGCATCACCAGGCATTTTGGCGATCGCGCGCTTCCACGTCTCAATCGACGAATTACTCTTGAACTCGTGGATCTCGTCTGCAGACACCAGCGTTGGGCGAGGCCCGGATATCGCCTCTCCGTTCGCGAGCGACTGAAAGACTGAATTCGACCCCGGATGTTCGATCTTAAAGGCGTTGTCGAGGAAGCCGCGGATGATGACTTCGCCGCGTGCTTCGAGCGTATCGTTGTCCTCAGGATCCGTGCCAGGCAGCGGCGCCCGACACATGGCAGCCGCATCCTTGAACAGGACGTTCGCCGTGGCCTTGTCCTGCCCGATGGCATAAACCTTGGCACGCTGCACGCCATAGTAGCCCATCATGTAGAGGCCGATGGCCGCCATCAGCGGAGATTTTGCTTGGCCCTTCCCGGTCTCCAGCCAGCCAGAGCGAAATCGCATCCGGCCACTCGCCATGCGCCAACCGAACAGGGAGCCGACGCAGAACGTGTGCCATGGCAAGAGATAGAAAGGCTGGCCCACCATGGCACCCTCAGTGATCGATAGCACACCGGGGAAAAAGCCGAAGGCATGCTCAGCGCGATCAGCGTCCCAATGCAGCCCGCGGGCGGCTCCGTCGATCAGATCTTTCAGATGCCGTTCTGCGGCGTGACTGACGATCTCGCCGGCGACGATGCGGCCCTCTACGACGTCACGCGCCCATTGTGTGGTCGGGTCACTTGGCAACCGGCTTGAGGTACCCGCCGCCGATGACCGACGGTTTTTGCCGCTGGACTTTGCCGCCATTGTTACGTCGCCGCGGAGTGATGGTCAGCTCGGCCTCGGCCGTCGAGACCATCGCGTTCGCGTCCTTTAATGCCGCCCACCATGGATTGGGCTTCGGTCCCCTCCTGCCCTTCTTCGGTATCACGGCGCCGACGTCCGCTACTTGGCGAGCAGCCCGCTCCCACATGACCTGATGAAAGACGGTTCGTTTGATGTGTGCGTAGTTCGCTGTTGCCAGCTTTTCGGCAAGCCGTAGCTCTGTAATCAGGACCCGCCATTGGTGACGCGCAATCCGGATATCGAGCTCGTCAACGAAAAGCTGGGTCCAGTCCGGCTCGTCAGGTCCATCCGTACCTGGTGCAGGCGCCCCCTGGACGACCGACAGGACCGGCGCCTTCCCGGTTGCCGGACCGGCCTGAGGCGCCACCTTCTTCCGCCCTGCGCCCTCCCGCTTACCGCCGTGCTTCATGGGTGGATTCGTCTCTTATTCAAAAAATCAAGATGCGCGTCACTTCAAAGACTTAGGTGACGCTTTTCCCAATTTCATACTTTTGAGATTTTGGTCCCATTGCGTATGGAGCTTGGGCGCCGGTCTCCGCTCTAAGGCTAGCGACTTTCGGCCCGCCCTACCCCTTTGAGTTCCAAGGATGGGAGGGATCGATTGGCCTTCCACTGGTATCGCAACCAGCTTCGTAACCTCGGACTTCTATGCCTTGCTCAATCGCATCGTGGCACGGGGCACAGGACGACGCGAGGTCACCTTTCCAGAATAGTTCGGGGTCGCCTCGGTGTGGGATCACGTGGTGAGCGACGGCAGCAACGACGGTCAGTCCTTTCGCAAGACAGCGTTCGCACAGAGGCTGCTTGTCTAGTTGATCACCGCGTCGAGCGCGCCAACGCGCAGTCGAATACCAAGCCCGCCACGGGTTCACCTGCCGACGTCGAGCATCGCTCTCACGGTTCCTTTGACGCCGATCAAGTGGCTTCGACAGAGATGCACGCTCCATGAACGAACTCGCCCGCCTCAGCGGTCAGCTGGGCGGGCGGTTCAGGTACGAATTTCCGATAGTTGGCAGTATGTCAACAGCGCGCCCCCAAAGCAAGCCCCTTGATAGAATATCAACAATGATCGGGGCGCGCTGAGGAGGCCCAGCAGCCATAACCGTGGCTTCCTTCCACGCGGCGTGACTGTCCGGCAGCTCCTCGCCTTCGTGGTCAGGTTCACGGCGGTCGTCGCGGTGCCGTGAACCTGGCCGAGCAATGAGGAAGCCTAACTCTGCCTACGGGTTCTCACAGCGATGCAAACGTAAATTGTAGCGTTCCTCGCTCCCTCGGATCAGGGCCGCGCTCTTCTACCTGGTAGCCTCGATGAGCTTCGACGAAGGCCTCCTCGGGGAACCACGTTCGCTCATATCTAACGAGCTTTTCCGCGGCCGAGGAGAGCCGCCCAGGTCCATTATCGCTTAGGTACGAAGTCTGAATCTCTCGTCGCGCCTCTCCGTCGCTGATCGGAACGCGATACCAGACCAACTTGGCCGGCATAATGGCGCAGAGAGCCTGAATGGTCCCG